TCCGTTCGGATGTTCGACGACACTCGGTCAGGCGGGCTCACTTTGGAGCAGGCGGAGTCTCTTCTATGCAATCTCGTCGAGACCGACCGAGACGACAATATAGCCGAGAAGAAGTTGGAGCTTCGTGAGTACAATTGCGACGACATCGAGCCACGCGAGTCTGAAGCGAACATCTACACTGCGCTCGATCTCGTCGGTCTTAAAGCACCTGGTCCCGCCTCCGGTCAGTCCGCTTTCGACCCAGCCATAAAGGGGATACTCGAGAAGATGAGGGGGCCGAGATCGTCGCTTGATACGAGACTATTTCTCATGAGGTGGATGACGCACCTTCAGAGGACCAAGCAGTGGAGAGACGAGTCGTTAGGCGATCCAGCTGGGTTCCCATCGGACACTTCATTGGCCGTCATTGCGAGGATACTAGATGAGCAGGACGTGCCTCCGTTTGGAAGGACGATGATTGCTCCCAATCCTATGCAGGCTAAGGGTTCGGCCTTGGCTCAGAAAAAACGGTAGACAAGTCCAGATTCGTGTGTCATATTTGCACTAGGGTTTGCTAAACCGGAGTGACCTCGTGAGCATAGTAGTCGAACTTCCTGTGGCCCTTTTGTGGGCAGTCGTCGCGATCTTGGCGGTCGTGGTTCTTCTCGAGGCAGCGAAGGTTTACTTTCAGTGGGTGGCTTTCTCCACTCAGCTGAAGGCGGCTCGAGCTATGCAAGCGGCGCAGTCGCAGCGAGTCCAGCCATCTCATCTCAACATCCCACTCAGACGGAGATAAACATGCCCCTCACAGCCAAAGGTCGGAAGATCAAACGCGCGATGCAGAAGCAATATGGTGCCAAGAAAGGCGAGAGCGTGTTCTACGCTTCGCAGAACAAGGGCACCATCACTGGCACCCACAAGGGGCGTAAGCGCCGGAGAAAGGCGAGATGAGCAGGATCGTTCGGTTTCTGCTGCTCTTCGTGCTCGGCTATCTCATCGGCACGGCGATAGGCGTGTCTCTTTTGAAGGCCCAGCTTCCCGCGCCTCCTCGCGTGCTTCTCTACGGTGGCGAGATACGATTCAAGGACAAGGACACCAAGGTGTGTCTCTACAAAGACGAGAAGAGTCCTCAGTACGTATACCGGGTCTTCAACGTGCCCGCACAGCTTCCGTGCGCCGCGCGGGTCGAGCTGTACGGAGACGGTGTTGCGAGTGACGGGTTCTTCGCTCTTCCTCCTGGGAAATCTGACATATCGGTGCGCGATGCCGCGTAAAGCGATGAACGGGCACCGGGTCCACGTGATCCTGACGAGCCCTCAGTACAACCAGATCAACAAGCTATCGGAGCGCACAGGGTTGCCGACATCGGAGCTCATTCGGCGTGCGGTCGATGGCTATCTCGACTTGCAACGGAGAGCAAAAAATGGGTGAGCCTGTAGCCGACTTCGAAACAGAGAGAATTGCTCGCAAGGACAATTGGACTCCCCTCGAGGCTCTCGAGCAGTGTTTGGCGGAGATCAAGTCGGGTCGTCTGAATCCACGGATACTCACGGTAATCTTGGAGCACGCCCCCAATGCCGAGCATCCCGAGATGGTGTCGCCGGTTCACTTTTCATCGGAGATGACTTCTGCCGAGTTTCTGGCGATGCTCAAGATTCAAGAGATTCGTACGCTTCGCGAATGGCTGGGGCCATTATGGGCACCTGGCGGGCAGTGATCATGCTGCCTCAGTCGGTGCGGATACGCGCTGAGACTGCGGAGCAAGCGAAGACCGTGGCGCTCGACATCATCGGCAAACACGACAACGTGGATGGATACAAGCCTCGCCTGATGCAGATCGAGGGCGAGGATCAGCACAAGGGATGGATACCGGACGATCTTCCGCCGCCGCCGTTGGTGGCGTAGAATGCTCTTTCACGAGAAGCGGGGTCGCAGCTTAGATGTCTTGGATTCGAAATGTTCTGAGGCTACCCAAAGGAACCGTCCTAACAGAAATTGCTAGGTGGGTCTCCGTTGGCGCCTCGCAGATCGCGCGACTCGAAGGAAGAACTCTTTACATAAAAGCGCTGCGTTCCGCAAACGCGAATCTTTCGATTTCCGAATCAAGCGAAGAAGTCACGCTTGATGTGACCGTTGGCCCCGGCGGTTCGACAGACTGGGGAGACATCGGAGGTACGCTCAGTGACCAAACAGACCTTCAAACAGAGCTGGACGGCAAGGAAGATGCCGGTGTGGCAGCCTCTCTCGTGGCTGCGCACGAAGCTGCTGGCGATCCGCACACTATCTATCTCACCGAGGCTGAAGCCGATGCTTTATACGACGCTAGCGGCGCGGCGGCAGCGGCGGTGGCTGCGCACGAAGCTGCTGGCGATCCACACCCAGGCTACCTTACTGCGGCTGAAGGCAACGCAGCGTATCAACCGCTCGATAGCGATCTCTCAACGCTCGCTGCGAACATTACGGCGTTTGGTCATTCACTCGTGGACGACGCTAACGCGGCGACTGCGCGGACAACCCTCGGGCTGGCTATTGGAACTGATGTCCAAGCCTTCGACGCAGAGCTTGCGGCTCTCGCGGGTCTTACGTCTGCTGCTGACAAACTACCGTACTTTACGGGATTGGGCACGGCTGCACTTGCTGACTTTACGACACAAGCTCGAGCTCTCTTAGACGACCCAACTGCGGCGGACATGCGAACCACGCTGGGCGTGGTCATCGGCACCAACGTGCAAGCGTGGAGCGCAGTGCTCGATGCTACTACAGCCAGCTTCACTACCGCAGATGAAACCAAGTTGGACGGTATCGAGGCGGGGGCCACGGTCGGGGCTACATGGGGCTCGAACATAACCTCCCAGCCCGCCGTGGTGTCGCAGGCTGAGGCAGAAGCCGGTACGGCCACTACCGAACGTATATGGACCGCACAGCGCGTGGCGCAGGCAATTGCCGCTCTAGCAGGCGGTGGCGGCGGTGGATTCACGACAATCAACATTCAGGCATTCACTGTTGACGGTACTTACACTCCGACCGCCAACATGAAGTATTGCGTCGTGATCGCCACTGGCTCCGGTGGCGGTGGCGGCGGAGCGGACTCGAGCTCGACCACCAACGACATTGGTGCCGGCGGTGGCGGCGGAGCGGGCGAGACGCAAATAGCCGTGTTTTCTGCCGCTACTATAGGGGCCAGCCAATCGGTCGATATCGGTACTGCGGGGACGGCTGGTTCTGCTACTAACGGCACCACTGGCGGGGCCGGAGGTAATACTACATTTGGATCGCTGCTAACGGCGAATGGCGGCAGCGGCGGTGCCGGCTCCGGGGTAGCTGCCGATTCCGGCGATGCTAATGCGGGTGGAGCCGGGGGCACCGGAGGTTCCGGCGGCGCTCTTGGAGTTCAAGGAGGCGATGGAGCACCGAGCCTGGCGGCCACGATAGATGCCACTGTAGGTGATGGAACCTACGGGCTCGGTGGATCGGGCGGAGCATCGTTTTGGGGCGGCGGAGGACGGGGTGGTACGTTATTCAGCACCACCATAGGTGTTTCATCTACATCCGCCGGAACGGCTGGCAAAGCATATGGTTCCGGCGGTGGCGGGGCGGTGTGTTCTGATACTACGACGGGAGCGGCCGGTGGAGCAGGCCAAGCCGGCGTGGTTCTAGTGATCGAGTTTATCTGACGGCCAAGCCCCAGTGCCGGCAGAGTCGAGCGTGAGAAAAAATGCCCCACCGAAGTGGGGCGAGGTAGGGGAGACGACGGCCATGAAATCTGAAGGTAGTGTAGCAAAGAGCTCGCTGAATTCAATATGGGACGGCGTTCCGAGACCGGAGCCGCTCATTCAAGCTGTGAAGAACGCCGCGAGCAAAGATTTATTGACGCGCCAGAAAGGGTTGTCGGGTCTTCGGGGAGCAATCAAAGTCATGGAGACAATACCGGCGCGTGCGAAGTGCGTTCGGTTTTTGCGGCACGTCGTGAGGAAGTTCACTAATGAAGCTACATGAGTGTGGCCTGTACATTCCCGACTTCATGGAGGGTCCTGCTCGGTACCTTTCCAGGGCGGAGATTTGCGAACGTGCGACGAAGTTCTGCAAGGACTTCAACGTGGCGATACAGGCAGGGGGTCACATCGGCATTTGGCCGAGGATGCTTTCACCCAAGTTCCGCCGCGTTGTGACGGTCGAGCCCGAGCCAAAGAATCTCGAGTGTCTGCGCGCCAATCTCTCTGAGTGTAATAACGTCCGTATCGTCGCCGGCGTGCTAGATATGGTGCCGGGAAAAGCGAAGTTGAATTATCGCGAGACGAGCAGCGGTGGGCATCACATCATGACGAGAAAAGACCGCCCATGGATAGAGGTTGATATGTACCAGATGGACACGCTGGTTGATCTTCAGAAGGAGCGAGTCGGACTCATCATGCTCGACATCGAAGGATACGAGTTGCAGGCGTTGATAGGTGCGACGGCGATAATCGAAAAGGATCATCCGGTCATCGTGATCGAAGAAAACGGCGGGGCGAAGAAATTTGGTTTTCGGACAGACGCGGCGCGCCGCTGGCTGATGTCTGAAGGCTACGAAGTTGTCGATGAATTCGATGAAGACCTTGTCATGGTCTGGAGGCCGTCATGAGCTATTTTCAGGGCAAGAAAGTCGTCGTTACTGGGGCAGGCGGGTCCATCGGCTCGCAAATTTGCAAACAAATCGTCGAGCAGGATGCGGAGTCTCTCACATTGGTGAGTCTCACCGAGTCCGGACTCTACGAGATCAACCGCAAACTTGCCGCTCTGAAGAAGCCAACGAAGGTTTTTCCGGTTCTCGGAAGTGTGACGGACGGCGACTTGATGTACGAGACCCTTCATAAGAAGGATATCGTGATTCACGCTGCCGCGCACAAGCACGTGCCCCTCTGTCAGCAGAACCCTCTCGAGGCGATACGCAACAATGTCATCGGCACGAAGACACTACTCGACGCGGCCATAATCTCTGAGCTCGACCGGTTCATTCTGGTCTCAACCGACAAGGCCGTGAAGCCAGCGTCAGTTATGGGAATGACGAAGCGGGCAGCAGAACTTATCGTTCACCAAGCCACCAAGCGACAGGAGAAGACTTCGTGCTTGGTTACGAGGTTCGGGAACGTGCTCGATTCGGCCGGCTCGATACTCCCCCTCTGGCGGGAACAGATCAACGCCGGTGGGCCGCTGACAATCACCGACATGCGGTGCGAGCGGTACTTCATGACAATCCCCCAGGCTGCTGGGTTGGTCTTGTCAGTTGCTTCGATGGAGGAGTACAAATCCGGCACGTTCGTTTTTGATATGGGCAAGCCCGTGAACATCCACAAGCTGGCGCTTCAACTGATGACAGAGATGGACAAGCAAGTACCCATCGACTTCATAGGCTTGCGCGAAGGCGACAAACTCACTGAGGAGCTCCATCATGGAGGTCCACTAACGCCGACTTTGAACGCGAAGATTTTCCGTGTCGATGATCAGTACGACTTACGTAAGTACATTCTGATATTCGACTTGATCAGCGCCATCCGTTGCCGCGACGAAGAACTTGCGCTCAAGCTTATCAAGGAGATGACTGTTTGATTTCGTTTGTTACATGGAAATGGAGTTCAGGCAATCGGCAGTTTCTTTCGCAGCACGTGAATGTGCTACGAGCGATGCTGAAGCGGCACTACCCTGAGCCGCATCGGTTGATCTGCATTACTGACGATACGAACGGCCTCTCAACAGAGATCGAATCGTTTCCTCTTCCCGTTACGGGGTTCGAGCATTTGCCGAATCCGGCCGAGAAGAAGTTCAAGTCAAAGCAGTTTCCTTCGTGCTACCGACGCCTGTGGGTGTTCTCGGAGGAAGCTAAAGTTCTCGGGGATCGCATCTTTTGCTTAGACATCGACGTAGTGATCACTGGCAGCCTCCTCCCCCTGGCCCAGAAAGACGCTACGTTTGTCGGCTGGTGCGATCCCCGGTTCGGTTGGAACAAAATTGCTGGTGGCGCATATATGCTGACCACCGGCATGCACCGCGACGTGTGGACGGATTTCGATCCGATTGAGTCTCCTCGAGTCGCTGAAGCTGCAGGATTCAATGGATCGGATCAGGCATGGATGTCCTACAAGCTCTATCCGCCCACGCAGCATTGGTCATCGCGCGACGGGATGACCAAAATCAATTGGCTACCTAAAGGTAGACTCATGGAGCAAACTCGGTTTGTGTTCACATCCGGGCATACGCCCCCGTGGCATCTATCTGTGCAAAGACAGCATCCATGGATTACTCAGCATTGGAGAGAGTGATGGGGACTGGAATCGAAGAGTTTACTTTGATCGTTCCATACTACAGGAACGTCGATATGCTCAAGGAGCAAATTCGTCACTGGGAGAACTATCCGGTTCAAGTGAAGATTATTCTTGTCGATGATGGAAGCCCGGAGGATGCTGCGTCTATCGTGCTTGAGCATGCTTCCCCATCGCTGCAGCAGCGTTTGCGAGTGTTTCGTATCGAGGTAGACATACCATGGAACCGGGGAGGTGCTCGCAATCTAGGAGCCCACATTGCCGACACGAAATGGCTCGTCCACGTCGATATCGACCACGTACTTACCGCCGAGTGCGCGAAAGAGTTGCTCAAGTTTGATGCGTCAGTGAAGGAGTTTTATCGCTTTCGTCGATTCCGTGTCGGCAAGGCGGACGAGACGCGCAAGAAAGACTTCAAACACAGTAAACTTCCTGACGACGCTGAGTACGGCGAGATTCATCCACACGTCGATTCGTATCTCTGCACGCGGCGTGCGTTTTGGGAGATAGGTGGGTACGACGAGGACTATTCCGGTTGCCTCGGTGGTGGCAATCCCTTTCTGGCGGCTCTGGAAGTTTTGGTCAAAGCTCAACTAGCTCCGCCCGAGGTTTCTTTGCGTGTGTACACGCGCTCGGTTATGAAGGACGCTTCTGATTGGGCGCTCAGCCGGGACCCGCAAGAATTTTCTCGACGTAGGCAGGAGAAGGTTCGGACTAAAAATATCAAACCCGCAAATCCGATGCGGTTTCCTTGGAGTGAAATTCTCATGCGATACCCCAAAGTGAAGGACGAGTTTGAGACGCTCGAGATGCTCAAATCCGGGATGTCGATTGCTCGGTTTGGCGACGGAGAGATGAAACTCATCACCGGTGGCGCTCAAATTCGTGAACCGGCGAATCTCAAACTCGGGCGCGAGCTCAAGATGGTTCTCAATTACCCTCACCCCCACTGCATAGTTGGCATCCCGACGATGAATCCGAAGGGACCTAAGTACCCCAATTGGCGAAGGCACGTTAACCGGATAGCTCGGCTCGTAAACTCAGAGATGACGTACTACTCGGCATTCATTTCGCGCCCCGATAGCGCTCCCTGGATCGCTACGCGCGATTATGCGGCGACGCTGGTTTCGTTGTGGATGGATAAGCGAGTGGCATTTGTCTGTGAAAGAGACAGCAAGTTCTACACGCTGGTCACTAGCACAATACGTGAACAAGCCAACGCCCGCTGGATTTCTTGCCCACACCAAGAGACGTACGCAGTGTCCGAGAAGATCGTTCGTCAAGTTGTCGATTTTCGGCCGGAGGTTGCGCTTCTCTCGTGCGGTCCCGCAGCGACGGTGATGGCAAACAAACTCGCCGGCCTGGGCATTCAGGCGCTCGACCTCGGCAGCTTGGGGGGCTTCATCCTGAAACAGTTGGAGCTAGGTGAGGACGAGGAATTGGAGTCGGAGTCGTAATGCTTCGCTTCGTTTGTTGGAAGTGGAAGTCTGTCCCCGGCTACCGAACCCGGTTCGAGGCGAGTCACGTCAACACTCTTTTCAGGATGATCTCGCGGCATTACCATGCTGACCATGAAGCTGTGTGCATTACTGATGATCCGCGTGGTATTGACCCTGCTATTCGCATTGTTCGTCTTTGGGATGATTTCGCTGATTTGCCTTCGCCTCACGGCGGTGTTTCTCCTGCTTGTTATAGACGACTACGCGCATTTTCCCCCGAGATGGCTGGCATCATTGGGCCGCGTTTTGTCTCGATGGACCTCGACGTGGTCATTGTCGATGACATCACTTCGATCTTTGATCGCAAGGAAGATTTCGTCATTTGGAACTCGCCTATCCGAACGACTCCATACAACGGGTCGCTTTGGATGATGGATGCAGGAGCTCGGAAGCAAGTCTTCGAAGAGTTTAATCCACTCACATCTCCGAAAGAGACGAAAAAACTTGGTTTCAACGGATCAGACCAAGCGTGGATCAGCCGGATTTTAGGTCCCGGTGAAGCGACGTGGACAGCGAAAGAACACGGCGTCTACGCATTTCGGTCTGACGTTAAAAAGATCGCATATCAGCTGCCGACTAACGCCAAGATCGTTTTCTTTCAGGGTCATAACGATCCGTGGAGTAAATGGGCTCAGGAAGTTGCTCCGTGGATTCTGGAACACTACAAGTGATATCTTGAGACGATGGCAGCTATAGGCAATTCGCCGCTGGTTGATTTTCGTACTCCGCCTACGGTCGGGCGTTTCATGCTTGACGATAGTTTCTGTCGTCTCATCATGGGGCCAGTCGGTTCGGGTAAATCCGCTGGATGTTTCATGGAGCTTCTTCGTCGAGCGCGCCTGCAAGAGCCAGATTCACAAGGTGTGCGCCGGACTCGGTTCGCCATTGTTCGTAACACATTGCAGCAGCTTCGACAAACGTGCTTGGCCGACATACAGCTCTGGTTGAGTTCGATATGTCGATACCGCGTTACTGACGCCACTGTGCAAATTCGTCTCGATCTGTCCGACGGTACGAAGGTCGAATCGGATTGGATGCTCATTCCTCTCGATACAAAACAGGACCAGCAGCGGCTTTTGTCGTTGAACCTCACCGGTGCGTGGGTGTCAGAGTTTCGCGAGATCGACCTTTCCATCATTGACGCGCTGGCTGGCCGTCTCGGTCGGTATCCATCTAAGGCTATTTCCAAACCGTCATGGTACGGCATCATCGCCGAATCCAACCCACCCGATGAAGATTCCGAGTGGTATACCAAACTCGAAATCGCGATGCCCCCCAACTGGAAGTTGTTCAAACAACCGGGAGGGCTCGAGAAGACTGCTGAGAACCTCCCCAATTTGCCAGAAAAATATTACGAGAACCTCGAAGCCAACAACAACGCCGACTGGGTGGACGTACATGTCCACGCCAACTATGGGAAGAGCTTATCGGGGCAGGCAGTTTTTCGAGCGACTTTCCGACCGGATTTTCACGTCACTTACGAAGACATCGAGTCGATCCCCGGCATGCCAGTTATGATCGGACAGGACTTCGGCCGTACTCCGTGCGCGCTCATCGGACAGATCGACAACGTTGGGCGGTTGGTGATTTTCCGAGAGGTCACATCTGAAGACATGGGTATAGAAAAGTTCTGTACCCATTCTCTTCGACCAATTTTGTATCAGCACTACCAAGGTAAAGAGATTTTCCTTGTTGGTGATCCGTCGGGGAAGTTCAAAGGGCAGATATCCGAAGAGTCTCCCTTCGACGCACTGATACGTCTTGGATTCAAGATATATGGAGCCCCGACGAACGATATCGAACCGCGCTTGCGTTCGGTTGAGCAGCTGCTTCTCCATCAGATCGACGGCGGGCCTATGCTCTTAATCAACGGCACCCACTGCCCGCAGCTCGTGCAGGCGATGAAGTTTTGGTATCGCTATCGTCGGAAACAAACCGGCGTGCTCGATGACAAACCGGAGAAAAACCATCCGTGGTCCGATCTCGCCGACTGCCTACAGTATATGGCGCTATCGACAAACGGAAACTACATCGGTAAGTTGATTTCGCGTTCGCGCGCGAAGCCGAGAGGACCTGGGTTCAGCAAAGCTGCGTGGACTTAGTGACAGCGGCATTCCATCATTGATCCGAAGTTCTTGCAGATCACCGGCGATCCATCGTAACAGTGGTAGCGGTTGATCTCTTTGCTCCAAGCGGGTCTGATCTCGATATACTCTCCCCTACCGAGAACGATTGCGTCGTAGGGTAAGTAGTGCGGGCCGACTGTGAATTGACCACAGCTAGAGAGAAGCACGGCTACAAAGACGTTACGCAGCGTCCTCATATTCGTCTTCTATGGGCGGCGGAAGAGCCTGCGTTTTGACGGTGATCGTTTCTCGTTGCTCACCGCCGGTGTCGATATGGATGTTGATCTGAGCACCCGCAATTTGAGAACGACTGTTCCCATCTTGAGAACGTTCGTTCCTGCCGGCGAGCTTCGCCATCTTCTCGATGCTGTCCAAGGTGATTTGTCCCGGCTTCTCTGGGTCGTTGGCGAGCTGGTACAACCGGTGTAGGGAATCTTCGAGCATGATCTCGGCTTTCTTTGTGATGCGCTTGCCGGCGTTTAGATCGCCTGCCCATTCTTGAAGAGCTTCCTTCAGCATCTTGCGGAAAACCGGTGACTTTTTGAGCTTTTCCCACTGCGGTTCTGAAATGTCGTATTTTTCGCATACCCCCCGCGCGTCTGACAGGCCAGCGGCGAGCTCGGCGCAGATTGTGGCGCTAAGATGGCGTAGATCGAGGTTTTCGCCGACGATTTCGAGTTCCGTGGTCATATGTCACACCTGTTGACAACCCCCATAGCATACTGGATGATTCATGTCCATGGCTACAGTAGGAATGGCAGTTCCGGTCCCTCCCGGTGCGGGTTTGCTTCGCGTTGTCTCGAACCAGAGTTTAGTCGAGCGAGACAAGGCCGCTGAGCGGCAAGCTCAGGAGGAGAAACGGAGTGACCTTCCGATAAGCCAGCTGGCTCAACATATTCGAGCTCGCATGACCGACATGCGGAATTTCCGCAACGCCGAAGGGATTAGCGAGCGACTTCTTTCTGCTCTTCGTACGTACAAGGGCATGTACGACGTGAGCAAGCTGAACGAGATCAAAAAGTTCGGTGGTAGCGAAGTCTACGCGAGGATCACCGCAACAAAATGCAGAGCTGCAACGGCTCTGCTACGCGATGTATTCCTCGGCCCAGAGCGTCCATGGGACCTCGATCCAACTCCCGATCCCAAAGTTCCAATCGACATTAACGAGCAGATCAGAAATCTAGTATCGGTCGAAGTTGCGACGTTGCAATCGGCCGGTATGCCAATTGACGAGCAACAGATTTCAGATCGCGTTACGCTTCTGCGTAAAGGAGCTGAACGTGCTGCGCACAAACAGGCACAAGAAGACGCCAACAAAGCAGCCGACCTCGTCGATGATGTTCTGATTGAGGGGCAGTTTTACGAGGCGCTTGCGGAATTCCTGATCGACCTACCTATATTTCCATACGCCGTCATCAAAGGCCCGGTCGTTCGTCGATCCAACCAGATTAAGTGGACGAACGGCCAGCCGGTGGTTCAGTACATCCCGAAAATGTTTTGGGAGCGCGTGTCGCCATTCGATCTTTATTGGTCCCCCGGTGCTGGAAAGGTAGGACACGCCGACTTCGTGGAGCGCATTCGGCTTTCCCGCGCCGAGCTCTCGGCTATGAAAGGTGTCCCAGGATACCGCGACGATCAGATCGACATGGTGCTTTCGGAATTCTACAACTCCGGCATGCACGAGTGGTGGGACACGATTGACACGGAGCGAGCTCAACTCGAGGACCGAGAGAGATGGTCTCGTACTGCGACTACTCTTCTCGACGCCGCAGAGTTCACAGGACATGTGTCAGGAACTTTGCTTCGCCAGTGGGGCATGACGGAACAAGAAGTTCCCGACCCGCTTGCGGAATATTTCGTCACCTCCTGGATGATTGACAGATTCGTGATCAAGGTTCAACTGAACCCGTCACCCGACCAGCGCCCTCCATACTTCATCAGCTCATTCGAGAAGATTCCCGGCGCGCTTATCGGCTACGCTCTACCGGACCTTTTGGAAGACGTGCAGCAAATCTGTAACGCCGCCGCTCGGTCCCTCGTCAATAACCTCTCTATTGCTTCTGGTCCTCAAGTCGTCATCAATGACGAAGTGATGGCTAATCCTAGTGAAGACGATTCCATGTGGCCGTGGAAGCGTTGGCACGTAGCGTACGATCCGATGGTTTCTAGCGCCTCTGCCAAACCTATCGACTTCTTTCAGCCAGATTCGAACGCAGCCGAGCTCCTAGGTGTCTACGAAAAATGGGCTGTCATGGCGGACGAAATCAGTTCGATTCCGCGTTACATGACTGGTAGCGAGAAGGTTGGCGGGGCTGGTCGAACTGCGTCCGGCTTAGCGATGCTCATGTCGAATGCGGCCAAGACGTTGCAGAATGTCGCCGCCCAAATCGACAAGGACATCATGGAGCCAGTTTTGATGCAGCTGTATAACATGATCATGCTTACACAGCCTGGTGTGTTGCGCGGCGACGAGACGGTCAACGTCAAGGGTGTCAACTACGCGATGAAACGCGAGCAGGATCGCATGCGGCAGCTCGAATTCCTGCAGCTGACGGCAAATCCCATCGACATGAGTATTCTCGGTGTCGAGGGTCGTGCGAACGTCCTTCGCAGCGTGGCGAGTAATCTCGGGCTCGATCATGAACGCATCTTACCGGACGAGGCCGCGATGAAAGAGCAGATGGCGATGGCCGCTGCTCCGCAACCGGGAGCTCCCCCTGGCTCCCCCCTTGCCCTGCCTGCCCCTGGGCAAACGCCGATGCCGAAGGAAGGTCGCGCGCCTCCCGAGCAAGTTCGACAGCGCGAAGGTGTGGAAGATCAATTCAGGAATCAGGCGACTGGTCGTCCCGGTATGAGAGCTGGAGGATAGTGAAATGGCGAAAGCACCAATGTCAGAGCGGCGTGCCGCTCGTAAAGAGCAACAGCGCGTTCAACGAACTGCGAAACTAGGTGGAGGTGAGCGCTTTGCTGCAGTTGCTCGTTCCGCCGCCGCCGGTGGAGCTCGAAATCCCGCAGCTGTTGCTGCGGCGATTGGCCGCAATAAATACGGCGCAAAGCGCATGGCTCAAATGGCAGCCGCCGGCCGCCATGCGGATGGTGGTAAAGTTACGGAAAAGAAAAAAGGAAAAGAGCGCCTTCGCCCGACCCCCAGCATGCTTGGTACCGGAGCTGCGGGTCGAGCTGGTGAGACACTTCGTAGCAGGCGTGAGGAACAGATGAGAGAGCTCGGTTTGAGAGATGGCGGCGTGCCTTCTCGCGAAACCCGCAGACTTCCGCCTCGAGCCCCCATGCCTCCTCCCGAGAGAGGAGAGAAGCCTCGCAGGGTCAAAACCAGACCTCGTCCGAGACCGTTGGCTAGAGGTGGATACGCCCCCCTCAGCTATAAGGATGGTGGCAAGGTTGTCAAGAGTGTGACAAACTGCTAATCTCATAGGGCATTCTTCAACAGCTGTTAGGAGTCTTGAAATGGCGAACAGTAAGTTCTTGGGTGACACGAAGGGCAACCGCGACTTGAATCCATGTCGTGACTTGGATGACAAGTTGGGCGGCCGTGGCGAGTCGCACAAAGCCGCGAGCTACAGCAACGAGTTCTTGGGCAAGACGAAGGGTAACACGGACCTTCCGCCCGACAGAACGAGCGGCGTCAAATCCGGCATGGGCGGTGGTCCGCACAAAGCCGGCGGAAAAGGTGGCTACTAATGCCGAAAGGCAAGACGTACAGCAAGGGTAAGAGCGTCGAGGAAGTTCGACTGTCAGGCATTCATGGAGTGCATGAGGTCACCGTCCCAGGCGGGCACGCGACCCCAGACCGGCGTCGAGAAAGAGACTTCTCGAAATCGGGCATCACGGTTCAGGAACCCGATGGTGGGTTTCGTGATGAACAGGATCGCATGCGTGCTTGGGGTCTGATCCCGTGAAGCCTCCTCTGGATGGTCACACGCTGCAGGCCCTTACGAATTTGCGGGCGAGCCCGGATTTCGGGCGTGTTTTGGAGTGGTTGAAGCAGTACGAAGCGAAGGAGACTCAAACTTGCGTGGACGGCGACGGTGGTGTGCTTCAACGAGCACAAGGCGCTGTGAAAACCCTCCAAGCGATTCGAGAAGCTTACGACGATGCACCAAACCAGCTCAACAAACTGAAATCCAAACTTTGAAAGGTGAATACGCATGAGCGCTCTCCCAGCAGCAGTCCGAAAGCAAGTCGATGCGGCGAACAAGCTCGTAAGCGAGCTGAAAACGCCCAAGCAGCCCAGTAACGAGCCGCCGACTATGTCCGTCGTTCCGGCCCCTCCGGCGCCTACCGAGCCCCCGGCCGCGCCTCCTACTCCTCCGGTAGCTCCAGCTCCCGAGGAAGGATGGGAGCACAAGTACAAGGTACTGCAGGGTAAGTACAATGCGGAAGTTCCGCGCCTGCAGCGTCAGTCACAGGAGCAAGAGCATGAGCTCCGCGAGTTGCGCACTCAGTTGAACAACACGCAAACTTTGCTCGCTTCGCTTAATCCAGGTCGTCCCGCTGTCAAGGCACCGGCGTCTGCATCTCCCCCGGTGCGCCTGGTTAAAGACGAAGAGATTCGGGAATTCGGTCCTGATCTGGTCGATGTCATGCGTCGCGTCTCGAAAGAGGAGCTCGCATTGAAAGACCAGGAAATTACCGATCTGAGACAGCGGCTCGCGAAGGCCGAGGAAACAACTGCTTCCACGGCGAAGACTGTCGCGAAAACAGCGGAGGAGAAGGTGATCGACATGCTCGACGCCCAAGTTCCTAGCTGGCGTGAACAAAACGCCGATGAGGAATTCTTGGTGTGGCTCGATGAAGTCGATCCTTTCACCGGTTCACGCCGGGGTCAGCTTCTTTCGCAGGCGTACGAGCTCCACGACGGTCCCCGCGTTGTGGCGTTCTTTAAGGCATATCGCAACGAACACGCAGCCGTCCAGCCGCCCCCTGCGGCACCGCCTGCTCCTCCCGCGACCCCTCCGGCCGCGCCAGGATCACAGGCAACGCTCGACGGTCTTGTAGCGCCAGGGACTCCAAAGTCCGGCGCTCAAGGAGGCGCTCCTGCAGATTTGGCCGGAAAGCGGGTTTGGAGCCGACCTATGGTCCAAGAGCTTTACGCTCGGATCAATGAGTTCACGAAGAAAGGCAAAGCCGCGCCAAAGGAATTGAAGGCGCTCGAAGCCGATCTCATCGTGGCTCAGAAAGAGGGTCGGATACAGGCAACGTAATCTGACTCAAAGGAGCTACTCAAATGAGTTTTCCAGTTGGTACACCATGGGCAGGCTCTACGCCTAGCCCGGCATATTCCGGGATTTTCATCCCGGAAATTTGGAGCGGCAAGCTCGTGGAGAAATTCTACGAAGCTACCGTTCTGGGAGCGATTGCGAACACCGACTACGAAGGTGAAATCCGCAATCAGGGCGACTTGGTGAAGATTCGGACTCGTCCGACCATCACCATTTCGGATTACTCGGCCGATCAGGATTTGACGATCCAGCGTCCGAGCAGCAACCTCGTCGAGCTTCTCATCAACAAGGGCAAGTACTTCAATCTGGCCCTCGACGATGTGATGGAGCTTCAGTCCGACATCGACCTTTTGTCGGTCTGGGCGGAGGACGCTTCCGAACAGATGAAGATCGCCGTCGATACGGACGTGCTTGGCCACTTGGCTAGCGCGAACCCGGTCGGCGATGCGGTAGGCATCTCAACGGATAACTACGGCGTCACCGCTGGTCGGCTGTCCAACGACATCGACCTCGGCGATTACGGCACTCCGCAGTACGTGAATTCGGTTGCGGAGGGCACGGGCGACGGCTCGGACGCCTCCAACTCCGAATCCATCGTGGACTACATCGTCCATGCTGGTCAGGTGTTGGATGAGCAGAACCTCCCGGAAACGGGTCGTTGGTTCGTCATCCCTGCCTGGGTTGCATCGCGCATCAAGAAATCCGAGTTGAAGGATGCGTCTCTTGCCGGTGACGGCACTTCGATTCTGCGCAACGGTCGGTTGGGCATGATCGACAGATTCACTCTGTATCTGTCGAATCTCTTGCTGCCGGACGGCACGTACGCGGATCAGTGGCCGGTGATTTTCGGCACGAACGCAGCTCTGACCTTCGCGTCACAGTTCACCAAGATGGAGACCCTCCGCAGTGAGCGGTCGTTCTCCAACCTCGTCCGTGGATTACAAGTCTACGGTTACAAGGTCGTGAACGGCGTCGCCATCGGTCGCGGAGTTCTCGCCAAGGGCTAATCTAGCCTACCCAGAGTGGGTACTTATGTGCCCACTTTGGGTATTTCATAGAGGAGCCTTAGCGTGGCTAAGACGTACGAAGACATTGTTTTCGAAGCTCGCGAGCTCCTTCAGGACACGGCGGCAGAAAAACGCTTTACTGATCAAACGCTGGTCAACCACCTCAATCGCGGCCTGCAAGAACTTGGTCGCATCCGGCCGGACGCATTCTACGATCTGTTCGACGCGAACGATCTGAACGTTCCTACCGTGATCCCAACCGGTACGCCGACCGAAGACGAGGTCCTCTGGACCGACGATTTCCCGCTCGAGGGACAATTCTTTCCTCCCCTCGTGGCATATCTTGTCGGAGTGGCAGAAGTCACTGACGACGAGTTCACTTTGGAGGGTCGGGCAATGATGTTGCTCACCCAGTTCCGTAACACAGTTATAGGATTGTAGCCGTGGTCGATTCAGTTTTCATCGAAGGAACAGGCTGCGAATGTGACGTTACTCTCGATAATTGGTTGAGAGACACGCTCCCTACTCTACCCGGCGTCCAGCGGTCTGTTGCGGCGCGCGAGCTTGTTCTCGCCTGCCGTGAGTTCTTCGAACGGTCGCACGCTTGGGTCGCTACTCTTCAAGGCGAGAATGCCAAAGCTGGTTCGAAGCAGTACTGGTTGTCTCCGTTCGACGATTACGCAAACGTGATCGCTGTGCTGGGGGTAGATTTTAGGGGCCAGACTCTCGGGCGGTACGCGGTTAGACCGCCGCAAAACCTTACCGTCGATGTACAGACGAGCGATATACCTCTTG